TCGATCCGCCCTTCTGTTAGCTATTCTACACTTATGTTAGAAAGAGTGCAAGAGATTTTATAAATTATTTTGTGATGTTTTTCTCATTTTTTACCGAAACAGTGGACACCCATCATCCCGGAATTCGTCGATTTTATGCTGCATGGCTGATTCTGTTGTACCAAAAAATACGGCAAGGCAATGCAGGCACATAAACTGCTGTACACCACGGCCCAAAAGCCTTTTGTTCAGTCCTATGACGTTATAATCTACAGGTGAGTTGCATTTGCAGCAGGCAGCGTCTTTTACTTTTGCTTTTACTATAGATTTATAATGCAGGCACCCATCATCGGCTTTATGACATTCAGCGCAGTGCCGGCAGTTGTCACTGATTTTAACGTGCCCGTTATGCATTGATATGCAGCCCTGATGACAATCAGCCTCGCATTCATGGCAGCCGATGCAGCAGGCCGCGCGCCTAAAAACATGTTTAAGGTATTTCAGAAAAACCCGGTTAGTTTCCGCTGATGTAACTTTATATCCCTGTTTGGTCTCTTCAATCTCAAACGTGAAGACTTTTCCTCGGAAAAGAATTTTGTAAGGTGATACATCATTTTGTAAAATCCCTATTGTTTTAATCCATTCTGCCCAGGATGTTTTCGGACCGCTCACAATGATGTGCTGTATTCCGTCCTTTTTATATTCCGCGTAATTCAATTCAAGCGGCAAATCCCGCCCATCTCTCCTATATTTCCACCCTGATTCAATATAATGATCTAATTCAGTACCTGCGTAATGCTGAGAGTACATATCAGCTATAACAGCGCGGAAAGGCTTGACTGCGGCGGGGTAGTCTGTATCCGCGATCCAGTCGCGCGATCCACCTGCCATCGGACACACAAGACACCCGGCCCGCTTGTTACCCTTTTTATACGCGTCATTCATCGGCAGGCTATAAGCGTATATATACAGATAAACTTCCGCTGATGACCAGTCAATGATCGGATACGCGGCAATCTGCCCTTTATGTTTTGCGGAAGGCGTTACAGGCTTGTATGTGCTCCTTCTTGCGCTTTCCGCGTGCCTTACTCCGCACAGCGCGACGCCTGTAAAATCAGCCTTCCCGGTTATTTGCCTGAGCGTTAAAATCTGCGGCGTTGTCTTATGCACTGAGCAGCACCAGCGGCGGACCTCCGCGGGCGGACCGAATACGCGCCAGGTATCAGCCGGGGCTTGCTCTGATTTCGCGCGGATAAAGTCAATCCCAGCCGCGCGGCACTGAGCCTCAACAGTATCAACAAGTCTGTACGTGTCAGGAAATTCCATTTGAGTATCACCGAACACGACTTTGAACGCGTTATGCGGCAACGCCCGCTGGACTACATCGAGGGTTGCTATACTGTCCTTCCCGCCCGAAAAGGCTACATAAAAAACATCCGCCCGGCCTTTATAATCGGCGTAAACTTTCCTGGTGAATTCGATAGACTGCGCCTGCAGACGGTCTAGCAGCGGTCTGTTCTTGGCATTCATTCCGGCAATATCGCACATCTGCAGTAGGACGCCCGCGGGCTCGGGGTCCTCAAGAATTGTAACGACAGGGGCGGAATGACACGATCCGCCCTGGGTTTTCATGACTTTCCGGCCTTTATAAAAATAAAAATTGTTTATTGCCCACATGAGCGGCGCGGAATCGTCTGAAGAATAGCGCCAGCGGTCCTTCAGTCCTAACATATCCAACTCATGACAGTAAACCGGGCGGATCTCACGGCGCAAAGGCTTTTCAGATTCCTGCAGAACGATCCCGTTTATGGCAGGATCAAAGATAAAATCAAACATTCACCTGATTCTCCTGATTTTTCAGATATTCAAGAAGCAGATCCTGCACTTTCCTTTTAGTTTGCAGCCTGGAAAGGACAACAGGATCAAGGGTTTCCCGCGCTATGATGTGATAGATATAAACGGGCCGGGGGTGCCCTGCCTGATATTGACGCGTGGGGCCTATACGCTCAATAACCTGCAAATACTGTTCCAGATCCCACCATTGATCAAAAACCACCAAAATGTGCCCGCCGTCCTGGAGATTAAGGCCATGCCCGGCCGCGGCCGGGTTAGTGACCAGCAGCGGGATTTCTCCCCTGTTCCAACGGGCGATTATTTCGGGATCTTTCTCCAGAAGAACGGCGGATTTATAGCGTTTCAGAATCCTTTCAGCGCTAAAACGCCAGTGATACGCAACCAGCACAGGCTCCCCGGCGGCTTCCTCAAGAATCGAGTCAAGCGCCAGCAGCTTTTCATCATGCAGAACGCGGCAGGCGCCTGAATCATCATAAACGCCCCCGGAGGCGCATTGCAGGCACTTTGCAGACAGGGACGCGGCATTTACCGCGGTTATATCCGTATCACCGGTTATTGCTACCGTTAAATCCCTGCGAAGCTGTTTATATACCTTTTCAGCCTTTTCCGGCAGTCCGATGTTTACAGGCACTATGACAGGCTGCTTTATATCAAAATAATCTTCCGCGGATAATGACAGGCTCACAGGCGCTATTCTTTCCTGTATCTTTTCATCAGCCCCGGGCCGTGGCTCATACTTAAGCGCATAGGCCGAGGAGCCTACCTGATAGGCGTCAAAGAATGCGGATGTAAAAGCGTGGAAAGATTTGCCGAGGGCCTTTCCTTTATCTATAAACCACATTTGGCCCCATAAATCAATTAAACCATTGGCGGCCGGGGTGCCGGTCAATTCGATGAATCTTTTCACCTTATCCCAGGCGGGTGCTGCCAGCGCGCGCGCCCGGGATGATTTTGCCCCGCCCAGCCTGAATGATTTCAGGCGGGTTGATTCATCAGCTATCACAGTCTTAAACGGCCATGCCGCCCCCAGGGTACTTACAAGCCAGGGGATCTGCTCATAATTAGCGGTATAAATATCCGCCTTTTCATTCAGCAGCTTGCGGCGGCGGGCGGGGGTGCCGCTTATGCATATACAGGAAAGATTAAAATCCCATTTTAAGATCTCCTGCGGCCAGGTTGAGGATGCAACCCGGAGGGGAGCCAGAATCAGGACAGGGAACGCCCCGGGATCTTTATTTTTCAGCTTTTCAAGCGCCGCCAGGGTTGATGATGTTTTCCCCATGCCCATGCCCGCAAAAACAGCGCCGCGGTCATGAGTAAGGATGAAATCTATAATCTTTTTCTGATACGGCCGCGGGTAGAATTCTCTGAAATCACTCATTGTAGTTATCCCGGATATCAATCACATATCCGCAGTCCTCAAGGGATTGCAAAACTATTTCAAGATCCCCGGCTAACATCTCGGAATCATCACCTGGCCGGGCGTCCGGAGATACATCAACCCAGCTGCCCGAATCGGTCCGGGCAAGAGTCACGACAGAATACCGCCCCCGGATAATCACGTTCCGCGCCCCGGTCAGGCGCTCATGAATGCTCATGCTTATATCTCCTAAGTTTCCATAATGCCGCCCTCGTGGGGGCGGCTCTTAAGGCCGCCCGGCCGGGGTTATTCTCCCTTGATCAAGAGCAGAAAGGGAATTGCCCAGGATGTCTCGTCAGGGAATACCGCGATGCAGCGGTCTTTGCTCTTGTGCCCGTGAAGGACCTCCCAGGCGTCCTTGTAGTAAGCAGAGAGCATATAAGCCTGGCTGGCGGTCATGCCCTTTAACTCTTCAACAGTTTCATCTGACAGGACAACAGACAGGCCTAAATCAATATACAGCGCGCGGCCCTTTTCGGTGCCGAAAGTGCTAATCAGTCCGTCAAGAAGATCCTGTTTCCTGATGCTGATAAATGCGCCGCTCTTTCCTCCGCGTGGCGCGTCATTGCCCTCGATAAAAGGGCACTTGATGCTCCGGAGAATCCCGCGGATCTGCTCCGCGTTGTCTACAATGGTACTAAATCCGCGGCCGCTTGATACATGCCAGGGATGAATAACAACAGTGTCATCACTGGAGCAACGTCCGTCAACAGTGCCGAAAAGGTAATGCGCGCGATGTGAAACAGTGCCGTCCTTCTTGATGCAAATCTTTTCAAACTCGGTAACTTTAGTCATTTTTGAATTCCTTATGTTGTTCAGCTCGGGTTCTTTTCCCTTACTTTCTGAAATTCATTCTACTCTCCTGTTTTAGAAAGTGCAAGAGTTTTTATAAATTATTTTGTGCATTCTTAAACATTTGTGATTTTAATCACATTCAGACATTTCAAAAAGATCTGACAGTGCGGTGTCAATCTGTTCCGGGGAATCACAGACGAAAACGATACAGCCCGCCCGGCGCATTTCATGGTGTTCTTTTACTTGCAGCGGTCCGGGCTTTTTCCCGGGCGCCTTGAGCTCGATCCAGGCGTGACAAGCCGGAAAGGGGAAAAAGATAAACCAATCAGGCGCCCCGGACCATGCCGCCCATGTGCATTTGCGGCAGCAGCCCCCTAATTGCTTGACGCGCCGTTTAAGATATGCCGCGTTGATTCCTTCAGGTGTCATGATCAAAAAAGGCCGGGGATATGCCCCGGCCCCTCCTTGTTAGTGATTAAATTTTAGAAGGGTACATCACTGTTGTTAAGATCATCCGCGGGCGGATATCCCCCGCCCTGATACCCAGCCTGAGGCGCGGATGCCGGGGCGCCGTACCGGGGCGCCGGGCGGCCATAAGGAGCAGCAGCGGGGGCGCGCGGTGCGGGTGCCGGAGCGGGGCTTGCCATTGGGGCGGGTTCCGGTTCTCTGTACTGCGCTGATGCATCTGCGGCCTTCGTTTCATCCGGATAATCATCCGCGGAAAGGCTTACACCGCCGAACGGCGTATCATACGCCTTGAACTGCACGCCCAGGAGCATAGCGGAGACGCCTGATTTAATAACAGCCCCCGTGGGTGATTTTGCCTGATAGCTAAAAATCTCCACGTAAGCATTAACGTGATAGCCGCCCCGGAATTTATCCTTGATAATAGCGGGATCCGTGATCTGGATGCGCGGATTGCTGTCACGAAGATCCGGGCGCATTTTTGATCTTGCGGTGATGTAGAGATTCCCGGCATAGCCCGCGGGGTTCTTCTCGCGGTCATCCCCTGAACGGATTGGATTCCCTGCAGCAAGAATGCGATCCGCCTGGGGGCCGAATTCCTCCCGGGCTACTGTCTCAACAGCCTGCTTAAGCTGCTGTGCCGCCTGACTGTTAGGTGCAAAGAGAAAAGTAGCTTCATAGCGGGGATTATCCCCGTTGATAGACGGGCGCGGTTCCTCAAGAGCCGGGTATGATATCCGGGCGTCTGCAATAAACACTTTTGTTTTAGCCATAAAAAAAACCTCGATAAGCGATTAAAAACGTTTTTTCTGTTTATAAACACTGAAAAACAGTAAAAAACACCTTAAAAACTCTGATTAAAAACGTATTTTCTGTTTTTACCCCTCCTTTTTCGACTCATCAGGATAATCAGCGGCTGACAACCCCGGGGCGGCCGCGGCCCGTTCATCGGATTCAGGCACCACAATAAGCGCCCCCTCCGGGCGGGTTACCTGATTCGACAGCTGCAAAGACTGCTCGGGTGTTAACGCCTTTGACTTATACAGCTTGTCAGCCTGGGCCGGTGAGATGATTTTTTTAGTGTAAATCTGGTCATCCGACAGGCCGAAAGACCGCAGAAGCCCCTCGGCGGATTTTACATCTTTCCAGGTCCTGTTTCCTGCCTTGCCGTGAACGAGTTTATAGCCCGGAACAGAACCCCCGGAAGTAAGGTCATTATATGCGCGGTCCTTTATGGCCTTGATCCAAATCTCAATGGCGGGGATTTTTTCCAGTAATTCCCCTAAATGCTCAGAATCTATTTTTATTCCTGTAATATCCACATCAGCCCCCGCTGCTGTTAAAGCGTATTTTGCAAGTGCGGCGCATGAATGCCGGGCCGCACAAAACCGGCACTGCTCAGCCCCCGGGCAGAATCTCAGCTCCTCCGGATGCGCGTCAATTTCACGCAGAGCCTCGGCCGCTGGTGACTTCAGTGCGTCAGTCATGCGGATAAGATCCGGAACATCAACAGCCCAGGAATCCTCATGATGCAGGCGCGGCTGAACAATGTGCATAAAAATCTTTTCCGGGCATTCCATCGCCGGGGCAAACATCTCCAGGGCAGATCTCGCGTAAATCGCGAGCTGAAGATTATTCCTTGCTGATACCCTTACGCCGGTGCCGAATTTCAGATCGATGATGTGAATGCATGCATTAGCAATAATCACCGCGTCAGATGTGCCGAAACAGCCCGGGGCAAGCCAGGAGGCGTCCAGACGCTGCTCAATCAGTCTGACGGGGAACGGCGGGAGGGGTGTTTTGTCTCTGACGGAGCGCAATTCAACAAACTCCGTATATGGCTTCACCTGCTCATAAAACGGCGCCGGATCAATCTTTTCACCTCCGGCCGGAGCCTTATACGGCCGCCCGGTTAAAACCGATTCGGCCACGGCATGAGCAACGGATCCCTCGAGGGCAAAAGGTGAGGATTCATCAGGCAGATCCAGGCACATTGCGACAGACGCCGGGCACTGACACCAGCGCGAAGCGGCGGAAGGTGAGAGAATCGCATGATCACGGGGTGCCATATCAGCAATCCTCCTTAATTTCGCAAAGTTTGAGAAGATCCGGATAGAATTTCGAATCAAGATCAAAAACAGAGCGGACGCCATGCTCCTGGAGAAACAGCAGAATTTCCTTGCTGCCATCCGCGGCGGCCTTGCGGACACATGCCGCCCTGACCTCGCCCAGGGCCTTTCTTTCCTCCTCGGTCAGGATCCGGGCGTGGGGCTTAATCTCCGGCCGGGGTTCAGCAGGGGCGGGGGCGGAGGCGTCTGCACTGTTAATGCTGTTTAACATCTCTTCAATCAGCATGTTTGCATAATTGGCAGTCGTCCGGATAGTGTTATGCAGTCCGGTTAACTGCCGGATCAGGTATTCATTCAGCGTTTCAGCCATGTTTATATTCCTCAGGAAATGCCCGGCACCACGGCCGGGCGGTTGTAATTAAAACTCAATAGTCAGGGGGCAGGACTCATCACCGACATAGAAAAAGCCTTTGAGAACATTGACACCTTCACACAGATCCGGGTTTTCAATAGCATACTCCCTGAATTCATCCGCAATATCCTCCGGCAAATCATTATCAGCGCTTTTGACCCAGTCAATGATCTCGGGAACGGGCAATTCTTTGCCATCGATCGAATCTACCGCGAAATAAGTATCTTTCATTTTTAACTCCTTATGTTTCTTGTTTCCGGGCGGGTTCCTCAATCCGCCCTTCTGTTGTTATTCTACACTCATTCAGAAGAAATGCAAGAGTTTTTATAAATTATTTTGTGAATTTTATCACAATAATTTATAACCCCAGCAGCGCGCGGGCTTTTGCCCGCGTCAGGCCTAACGCCCTGGCAAGGGCGTTAATGCTGGGGTATTGCACCCCGTTGTATTCTACCGGCCTGCGGTATCTGGACACCTTAAACGCCTTTTGAACCCTGTATCTATAGCCGCTGCGCTTAATGCCCGCGGATAAACAATAATCTTTTATCGACGGATAAATAACCCCGTCAACAGTGATTTTCCTTCTTAAACTGTGATTTTTTGGCGCATCAAGTGGCACGCCCTGCTTTATGCGCTTGCGATAAGTAGCTTTTGAGATTCCTATAGCCCGGAGCATGGCATTTATACTCCGGTATTTTACGCCCTTGAATTCTACAGGATTCATCATTTCACCCACACGAGATCATAAGATTCAGGAATGCTGCAGGGCGTATCATCTCCGCAGGAATGATATCCCGAACGATCCTCCCAGCCCTTTACGGCCCGGGTGCTGTAAGACTGATAGACAACGGGCGTATCAAGATAATCACACGCCAGGAAAGTGAAAAACGCTGCAAACACTGTAATAAAAATAAGCCCTTTCATGTTCTGTTTCCTCAAGAAATGCCCGGCACCCGGCCGGGCTGTTAAATTAATTCTGACTGCAAAAAACTTCATTGCAAACGAATTCAATAAAAACGCCTGATGCTGAAAATTCAACATAGCTGTTGCGGCGGCGCGGGGTGATATCCATTGATTCAAGCATCTCGCAGATAAGATCGCCCCGGGCGGAATCGTTGAAATAAACCCTGGCGGCGCAGTCAGAAATAGGATCAATTCCGTTAAACGCCTTTTTAGCCTTAGCGATCAGGTGATTTGATTTGGTGAAAATGTTCATTTTTGGCTCCTTATGTTTTCCTTAACTTTCTGAAGGTATTGTAAACCTTTATTCTAGGTAATGCAATAGTTTTTATATATTATTTTGTGCATTAAATCACAAATAAAAAGGGCGGCAGCGCCGCCCCGGGATTTAATCATCTAAATAGTCCCTGATTACAGACGCTGATACATCCTCCAGGGCCTTGAACCGGAATGCGTCTATAACAGTGTCATACGACAAACTTTTATCACTTAAAACCATATCGGCAACGGTGCTGCATTCATCCTCAAGAATCCAGGCGGTGTAAAAACGCCTGGCAGAACCCCGCGGCCGCCCGTGGTTTATGAACACCTTTTCAGCGGCGTTTATGGCCGCCTCCTCAAGAATCAGAACCAGGGCGGCGTATTCATCACCGCACGGGGAAATCAAGCCCGTAAAGCGTTTATAAACCTTACCGGGCAGAAACTTCCTCATTCTGTCTTTTATGCTGCTGCTCAAACATGCCTCCTGTTCGCATGGTCATTGTAGATCCAGGCCGTTTCATCGAAATAATACCGGCATTCCTTCATCAGGGCGGAAAAACCCCGGGATTTTGCGATGTGGTAGCGCCCCGAGCGGGCGCCTTCCTCTAGAAATCCCTGCCGAGAATCTCCTCAATAGCATCTCCGAAATTGTCGCGGAAGGTGTGGCGCCTGTCATCGATAAACTCACCGGATACCAGGTCAATATAGGCACCTGCTCCGAGAATCCTGCGGGCCTCGCAGTTGCTGATATCCTCACCGTTTACCCAAGCGCGGGAAATATTTCCGGAGTGGTAGTAATCGCACTTAAGGCCGAGCGCCTTCGCGTTCAGATACAGGCGCTTATGAGAGCCGCCGATCCAGATTTTGCCGTACTGCTTAAGGTCCTGAAGAGCCTCAGCGGACTTTACTTTGGTACCAGGCAGAACCTTCAGAACCTCCTCGAGGGCGGCTTTGGTCTCAATCTTGATGACCGCCCAAATCTGCTTAAGGGCGGCGGAAAGAGCAGCATGATAATCAGAGCATGCGCCGAGGATCTGCTTTGCGAGGATGTGAGCGCGGCGGAAAAGAACTGAACGATTAATCATTTTTGACTCCTTATGTTTTCTTAACTTTCTGAAGCCTATTCTACTCCTGAATTATCAACAATGCAAGAGTTTTTATATATTATTTTGTGCGCTTTCTCTCATTTCCGAAACAGCCCGGGGATCCGGGTGCACCCGCAGGGGAGTTTGTTAACAAACTTTAATCCGCTAAAACGTTGATTTTAAGCCTTTTTTGCCTGTAAAAAACAAAGTACCAAATAACAAAGTGGTTTTCAACATTCTATGTTTTTTCTCTATACGATCTTTTTCTGCAATTTATAGCTATTTTTTGCATATTTCCTATATATCTATATCTTTTTATTACTTTTATGTTTAAGTTTGTTAGTTTGTTAGTTTGTTAATAAGATGATAGATTAACAAGCAAAAACAACACCTTACGGACAAAAAACGATATAAACAACCTGATAACAAAGTACTAACAAACTAAAAACGCAGATTTTTGCACCAAAATGGTGCTGCAAAAAAACGCCGTTTTTTGCAGATTTTCCCGGGAAAAATGCAAAAAAACGCCGTTTTTTGCAGATTTTCTGAAAAACCTGCAAAATTTTTGAGAAAATCTGCAAAATCTGAAAAAGTTGCAGATTTTCATTTTTTGCGTTGCAAGAATCTGCAAAAAAGGCTAATATTTTGCAGAAAACGGAAAAGCAATAAAAACATAAGGGGCAAAAATGATGAATCCGGCTGGCTCCTGCGGTGCGTCTCCGCAGGAATGGCAATATACAGACGCATTGGGGGATGATATCCGGTATATTGTCCCTATTGTTTCTAATCCTTCATTGCCCGGAGTTGGTTCCCTGCTGAGAGTGCAGAAGACCCGGGGCAAAATCCCTTCGGTAAAAGACGGCAGCGGGCGGGTTATGTGCCTGGCAAAATGGCAGGTGCACGACACCACGCCCACGGAACTTGCCGCCTGGGAACACGATTCCGACTACGGCTACGGATTCCGCACCGGGCACGGCGGATATATTGCCGTTGACTGTGATATCGATGACTGGGATATCTGTTCTGCGGTGCGTCAGCTGTTAGCTGATGCGCTTGATGTCAACTGGCAGGAGGTGGCAATCCGCACGCACGGAAATGCGCCCCGCTGGGCGTCAATCATCAGGATCGAGGGGATTGACACACTGCCAAAACATGTTTTGAAATGGACAGATGAGAGCGGGAACAAGATCGAGTTTTTAGGCACGGGGCAGCAGCTTGCATGCGCCGGGCGGCATCCTTCCGGGGATAACTACCGCTGGTCATGCGCCCCGTTTCCCGCAAAAATTATCACGCAAAACGCGTTCAGGGAGTTTATACAGTCTCTCCGGGACAATTTCCCGATAGAACTCGAAAAGAACAGCCCGGATCCGGTCCGGGTGAAGGGAAAAACGTTTATCAGCATTGACAGGATGGCCGACTGGCTCCGGGATACGGGGCGGGTTATCGGCACCGGGCCGGAGGGGCAGCTGTTCATTGATTGCCCGTGGGAGGATGCTCACACCATGAGCGGCGGCCCGGGGGAAACCTGTTATTTTCCGATTGGCTCAAACGGATACCTGGGCGGCGGTTTTAAGTGCCTGCACGCTCATTGCGCAGATAAAACCACGGCGGATTTTTTTGAATGGGCACGCAGCCAGGGATTTGAGCAGACAGCGGCGGATGAGTATCCGGATGAGACAGAATCGGAGAAAGAGTCAGAACCCCTGAAACAGTCCGGAACATCCCCCGCCAGGGGCGGCCTGCCGGAACTCATTGATATTGTAGAATCGGACAAGAGTTTGAAAGGTATCAGGCTGAACGATTTCTGCAATATGATTGAATTTACCGCCCCGGTGCCGTGGAATCCCCTGAATCCGGCAGAACTGCCTGCCGACGGGCGCTATTTTATCCGTGATACGGATTACGCCCAATTCAGACTGTATATTGAGACTACATACGGCATGCGGTTCCGCGTTGCGGATTATACAGACGCCTTCAACATCCTGGCGCAGAGACAGCATTATCACCCTATCAAGGATTTTATCCGTGGCCTGCCCGTCTGGGACAACACCCCCAGGGTTGATACGCTGTTGCATGATTACCTGGGGGCGGATGACAACATTTACACCCGGGAGGTCATGCGTAAAACGTTATGCGCCGCGGTTCTGAGGATATACCGCCCCGGGGTGAAATTTGACACCATGCCGGTGTTGAACGGCCCGCAGGGGATAGGAAAAAGCACACTTTTAGCCCGGTTAGGCGGTGAATGGTTTAACGACAATGTGTCACTGTTAGGCACGCGGGATAAATCCGCGGCTGAAGGGTTACAGATGTCCTGGCTGGTAGAGCTGTCTGAGGTAGACGGCGGGTTAAGGCGATCGGATCTTGAGTCCGTGAAGGCCTTCCTGTCACGCACGATAGATGTATATCGGCCCGCGTATGGCCGCACGGTGGAAAAGCACCCGCGGCAGTGTGTGTTTTTCGGCACCGCAAACAGCGAAAACGGTTATCTGTCCGATTTGACCGGGAACCGGCGTTTTCTGAATGTAAGATGCAAAAAGGATTCAGAGAAGCACCCCTGGGATTTGACCGATGATGATATCCGGCAGATTTGGGCGGAGGTGAAATTCCGGGTGTCACATCATGAATCTTTGATCTTATCAGCCGAAGCGCAGAAAATAGCCGAGCAGGAACAGGATCAAGCACTTGAAACTGATGAACGCGAAGGGATAATCATGCGTTTCTGCAATTTGACGCTGCCGGGCGGATGGCAGAACTGGGATATAAACAGGCGCACGTCATGGCTGAATAACCCGATTGTCAAAGGGGTTGAGATCCGGCATTATGTCTGCATACTTGAAATTTGGTGCGAGTGTCTCGGCCAGTCTCACGTATCCCTGAAAAAATCAGATTCGATCAAAATCGGAGCCGCGCTGCTCAAGCACGGATGGAAGAAGGCCGGTGTCAAGCCCTGCGGCCCGTATGCTATGCAGAGAGTGTATGAAAATCCGCACGTGGTATAATCTTTCAGGATATATCAACAATGTAACAACAGGAGCGGATTATGCATTACATTGAGCAGTTTTTGCGTGAGCATCCGGTTTTATCAGGGGCGCTCCTGGCCTTTGTTACATCGCTCTTAAGGCTGTGGAACCGGCAGGGATCATGGTGCAACAAGCTGATTGATTCAGCCCTCTGCATGTCTTTAACAACAGGGATTTTTTACGGGCTTAACTACTTCAGCCCGCTCGATCCTAAAGTCGCGTTATGCATCGGATCTTTTGTCGGCTACCTGGGCACTGAGCAGATTAAGGAAATGATCCTGCGCGCTATTGATATCAAGACAAACAGCAATATAGGCAGCGGCATTATAAAATCTGACGATAATCACCCCGGAGATGATCATGCCTGATGTAAAAAGATTCTGCGAATCCCCCGGATGTCATGACCTTGCGGAAAAGGGCGGGCACTACTGCAAAAAGCATGCCATATTAAAAGAAAAGCAGAGACGCCTGGCACAGCTGCAATCACATGACAAATCTCCTTCGGCGCGCGGGTATAATTCAAAGTGGAATAAAGCGCGTAAGATTTTTTTAGCACAGCATCCAACATGTGCAATCTGCGGCGCGCCT